TTAAGAGGCTGTTGCAAAATAATAAAAAGTAAAAAATAGTTCGTTACTGAGTAAATTTCTTAACGATAAAAAATCAAGAATTCGCTGCAAATCAGGAAACTCGCTATGCTCAAACACTCCTGAATTTGCTCGGCTCATTCTATTTGATTTTTTATCTAAAATTTCCATTCGTAACTCACTTATTTTTTACTTTAGGTTTGAAATTTTAATTTTGCAACAGCCTCTTATTTTTATTTAGCTTCTATCCAAAGAACAGCGTCTTGAGATAATTCTTTTCCATTATGTTTTAATTCTCCACCTGCACCTAAAGCAGCAAATCCCCAATATCCTTTATGAACTGGAACAAATGAGAAATATCCATTTTCATCTGCATAAATAACAGTTGCAGTTTTATCTTTTTGTAGTTCTCCTACAAATTTTGAGTTTTTAATATTTGAATTTAAGTATTCTGCAATATATTTATTGTATTCATCATATTTCATAATGTCTGTAGCTCCTATTAAAAATATATTAGTGTAATAATTTAATTATATATTACACAAAAGCTACAGTCAATATCATATTTATTTAAATTTTACAGCCACCACAACCGGTCGAGCCAATGAGCAAGGCATTCGCCTTCTCTACGTCGATACCAGTTTTATCTTTTTTAAATGCATTATATTCTAATAACTTAGTGTGATTAGCTACAGCTACACTTAAAATTTTCTTAGCATAATCCTGGTTAATTACGCTTTCATCTAAATATTCTTTAATTTGTGAAGGCAATAACTTAGATTTTTTAGTTTTTGGTTTTGGCTTATCGTCGAGACCAAAATCTTTCTCAAGATTTACACCAAAATCTAAATCTGGATTATCTTCGACCAACTGAATACTCATATTTTCAACACAATCTTGACAGATGAAAATATTTTCGTCTACGGAAGAACTAAAGGTTACTCGATTATTTTCATTATCGTTGATGTCTTTGCCACAGAATGAACATTTCATTATTCTTCGTCACCCCCGATAATTTCATCGACTAAACCCATATCTAATGCTTCTTTAGCATCAAGATAATTATCACGTTCACAAGCTTCGTGAATTTGTTCATAAGAAGATTTGCCATTAGATTTTTCAGCATACATCTTTTCTAGTTTTTCACGAAGAGACGTGATTCGTTTATAAGTGATTTCAATTTCAGTTTGTTGACCTTGTGCACCACCTAATGGTTGGTGAATCATTACACAAGTATTAGGCAATACACTACGTTTATCACCCATACTTAATAGAAAACTAGCCATACTAGCACACATGCCATAACCGATAGTATGAACTGGTGCTTTAACTAATTTCATTGTATCGTAAATAGCGAATCCGGAAGTAATCACACCGCCAGGACTATTAATATACAATGTAATTGGTTTACGGCTATCTTTGCTATTAAGATATAGCAAATGAGCAACGATAGAATTTGCTAATTCGTCGTTGATTTCGCCGACGATAAATAATACTCGTTCTTCGAGCATTTTATCGAAAATACCGATGCGAACACCGTCATTATCTTTAATTACACTCACGGACTTCTTCCTTTACTTCCTTAAAATTACCACTCAAAATTAATTTAATTGCATTGACAATATTGTCAAATTTGCTTTTTTTACTATCGATAACGATACATTTATATGTAACGTATCGTGGAGTTGGCTTCTTAGTTTCTTTAACAGTTTTAGCTGTTTCTTTTAAAATCTTATTAGCAGCTTTTTTACGTTTATTATATTTAGCAGATTCTAAACGATGTTTCGTTGCCAATTCACGATGTTCTGGCGTAATCTTTTCACGCATCGATGCTAAACGTTTATTTTTAGTCTTATTATTAATAGCTTCTAAAAGCTTAATTTCAGCATCGGTAAAACATTCGCTATAACGAATAGCTTGATCAAACTTTTGTTTTCTTAATGTTCCGCCACCTTCGATAATCATTTCGTTAATCTTTTGACCAGTAAAGCCAGCATTATCGATACGTTCTCGTAGGGAATCGCCATCGGCATTTAAAAGACACCAGATACGTGCCATATGTAATGAATTCATATTAGACCATTCTTTAGCCCAATGATGCTTCTTAGCCATCTCGATAGCACACATAGCAGAGAATGACGTAAATGTTTCGGTAGACCAATCCATATTACATAGATCGCGAATACGTAAACTTAATTTATTACGATCGTCACGTTCTTCGAATAAAATTACAGCAGCCTGTTCGATTTTATTAGAATATGCCATTTTTCCTCCATATTAAAAATAGCCCCTATAAAAGGGGCTTTATATATTATATTTATTTTTGTTTATGTAGCATAGCAAGAATCTCTTCGCCTTCGTCGATCGTTTCTTTACTATCTGGATTATTATTAAAGTAATCCATAATTTGACGCATGATCATAGATGGATGATCTTCGCCAAAGAATGCTTGATCGTATAAATCGTCGTCGTCAATTAAATAATTGAAACGATGATGTTCTTTATCATAAGCAATTCTTTTTTCGATATTATCAACAGCATCACCACGTTGAGCCATACGTTCACGACATGTTTTTTCGACTACGTTTAAATAAAAACCATATACATTGTCGTAATATTCTTTAAGTTCTTTAAGACCAGCTTCATCTAATACGACAATATAATTTAAGTCTTTATTAATTTCGTCAAAATATCCTTTGTCGATACCATATTTATTGCCACCGTAATTAGTAACACAAATATAATCGTCGTCGTTCCATTCTTCTTTCGGAACGAAATAATATTGACCTTCTGGATCGTTTAATCGACGATCACGATCAGTCGAAGTTACGATACGTTTAAAACCTTTAACTTCGAATAAACCGGCAAGCGTACTTTTGCCACTGCCACTCGGGCCAGAAATTACAATGATCATAGATGCACCTCATTTAACTTGTGTAATTACATATTCGCCATCTTTAAATTCTGTAAAGAATCGTCGATCGGCGTAACGTTGTAACAAATAATCAGCATACGGAACAAATTTTTCTGGACGTCGTTCATTAAAATTCGCACGAATCTGATTAATTAAAATAATAGATAATTTTCTATTATTATACACCCATTCTTGTAATTTGTAAATATTATCCCGAGGATCACCAGATAACTGGAAGAAGTCATCGATTACGATTAAGTCAAAATCTTTAATTAATTCTTCGGCATCTTCCAATTTGTTGGATTGAATAATATAATACTGACCTTCTGTACGTTGCATAAGACTATCGATTAGCAAAGCAAAATCTTTCGTCTCGGCAACTTTATCGGCAATATAACTTTTGCCAGATCCACTGTCGCCATAGATTTCTACGACCGTATTAGTCAGTGCATTATTAATTTCTTTAATAGCTTTATTTACATTCATGTTTAAAACTCCTAATATAATTAACTGGTAACACTGAACTAATATCTAAAAACAAACCGACTAATAATGGTTTTAATTTATCGCTGATAATGATTGTTTCATATACAGTACTTACGTATATATACTGATCGTCTTCATGTGGCGACGGTACAAAATCTTCGATTTCAGACCAAATAATTGGCATATCTGACTCTTCAGAATAGAACGTACCTAAATTCTGTTCATCGATCGACAATATCAATCGCTTTTCATTTAGGCTAAAATACAATTGTTCTGATCGATCTTTACTTGTACTATAATTAATTGCCTGCGTAATAACTTCTTTTAATTCTTGCAAACTACCAATTTGTTCTGGAAAGTTTAAGTCGACAATCATCTTGTCGACATGTTTTAAAACATTTTCTTTAAGAAAAATCATAATAACTTTACTTTATCCTTTAAATATTCTTCAACTAAATCCCAAGATAAGTAGAAATCATGATGCATATTCATCGTAACGCTAAATATATCGATACATTTATTTAATATTTCTTCTTTATATCCGATTGTATTAGCGATACTTTCTATTAATTGCATGACTTCATACTGATCTTCTTTAGTTAATCCTTTTTGTTTAATACGATAATTGATAATGCAAAGTCTTACGAATAATCCGCGAATATATTCTTCTGGATCTTCTAAGCTCATGATTTGATTAACTGTCAAATTCATGCGAAGATACCCGGATTATCTTTAATTTGTTTATCTAATTCATCGTAAATATCTTTAATTTCATCGTCTGTAAGATCGTTTGTAATCTTAAGCTCAGAAATATTAGTTTCTTCAGGATTATTATAGCATGCAACAAGTAGTTTCACAAGAATTTTAAAGACAGGATAGTCGTCAAGTATTTTATGTTTAACAAACAATTTGCCCAATTCGACATTAATAGTTTGCTTCTTCATAATTTCTTCGCCGAATACAGCTCGACGACTTACTTTAATACTATTAAAAATAGCAACAATATCTTGGATTTTATTATAGTTACGAATTAAATCTATATTTCGCATTATACCTCCAATTAAAAAAGCTCCCGCTACGATAAATTTATCGTGGGGAGCTCAAATTATTCGATAATATATTTAATCGAATCGACGCCAGGCGTCTTCATTTCTTCATAGACTTCGATATCGAGTCCATGTTCTTTCATATATTTAATACGTTTATTAAAATCTAATACGATAGATTCTAATGTTTCTTGATCAAGGATATCTTTAACAAATCGTTTATCGATAATCTTATCGAGAGCGTTAAAGAAATTTTCGACCTTTTCGTCTTTTTTAAGACTGCGATCTCGATTAATAATACTTAAATTTGTATAGCTTAATAAAAATAAACTAATAATGATTTTTAAGTCTTCTTTATTAACATCGCCTTTAAATACAGTCAAAATATTATAACTTGTTAAAATATCGGTATATATTTTATGTATGTCCATTATGGTTTTTTACAGCAACAACAGCAACTGCAACTACCGTTGCCGTTACTATTATTAGTTCCTGTATTGCTACCTCCTTGACTAGGATTGATAACTCGTCCGCTATACTCATCGATATAGCTAAACTCATTCATGTGTTCATTTATATATTTAATAGCAGTTTCTTTGTCATAAATATGCTTATCATGGAAAACTAATTCTAATTCTGTTGTCGTTACACTGAGATTTTTATTGTAACAGTATAAGACTAATTCCTGTAAATCTTTATATGTTAAAAACTTAGCAGGATCTCCAGTTCGCCATCGTTTCCATTTTTCAGTAAACGATGGTTCGTCGATAGTTGACGGTATCGGTACATATCCTTTATATGTACTCGTTTTATTAGATTTTGTAGTTTTCCATAAAATCGCCATAATTATTCCTCTTGATTACGTGTAATTAAATATACTTTAAATCCATTTACCATATTTGCTAAACAAATATATGTATTAAAAATAACAAGGAATACAATGAACACAAATAGAATAGGATTCATCAAAATCCCTTGGTCAAAGCCGGAGTAATAAAATAATCCGGTCATACTAAATAGAATACCGACGGCATTCATAATATTATTTAAAATTGCATAACCAGCAATACTAGCTAAATACAATTCGTTTTCTTCGTCGACACGTTTTACTTTACCTAGTAAATACATAACTGTATTATGATAGATTGCATTTAATACAAATAATACAATTAAATATGGTAAAGACAATACTATTAAATGAAACATTATCATATTGTTGCATTGATCAAAAGCAATCATATTAGCTAAAAAAATAACAGTAAATGCAAACGATGTCCAAAATTCACGACTTAAAAATCTCGTCCGTAGTCCGAGAGCTCTGGCATATCCAAATGCCGACAAATCTTTTAACAATTTATTCATAAGAACCGCCTATCCTTATTTATTGACAGTTACTATGACGAGAGAATAGTAACGTTATATTTAAAAACATTAAAATATACATGTGCTGGATACTGACATCTTCTTTAAGAAGTTCCTATCCATTAGATGCATATTTCGAATAAAATTCGTAATATGTCTTATTCTTGACGATAGGCTATCCCCGAGTGTCCCACGGTTCTATATATTGAAATCAAACTAAAGTTAACCCTTGATTTAGAATATTAGTTGCTGCATTAATATCTCGATCGTGATGAACGTCACATTCTGGACAAGTCCATTCACGCATATCGAGATTTTTAATGTCAGAATTTTTATAACCACAATTAGAACATAGTTGTGACGATGCAAAATAAGTATTAATCTTAACAAATTTTTTATCATACCACAAGCATTTATAATCTAACTGTCGACAAAATTCATACCAACTGACATCGCTAATAGCTTTTGCTAATTTATGATTTTTAAGCATATTCTTAACTTGTAAAGTTTCTGCACAAATAATATCATAATTCTTTACTAAAAATAATGATATTTTGTGTAAATAATCTTTACGACAGTTAGCTACATATTCATGAAACTTAGCCAGTCTAATTCTAGCTTTCTCATAATTTTTAGAACCATATACTTTACGATTTAAAGATTTTTGTAATAATCTAAATCGTTTTTCGCTATTAACTAAAAATTTAGGATTTTCAAATTTAATTCCATCATTCAAGATACAAAAATTTTTCAATCCTAAGTCGATACCACAGCTCTTCTTGGTTTTCGTAAAAGCTTTTATATCGACTTCGGCTGAAATACTAGCAAAATACTTACCACCAGGAGTTTTAGAGATTGTAATATTATAGATCTTTTTAAGACCGCTAAAATTAGTTTTATCTCTAAACTTAATCCAGCCAACTTTAGGAATCCGAATCATTTTGTTATCCTGATCTAATTTTAATTTATTATTAGTACGATAGGAGTTCTTACCTCGTTTAGATTTAAAATTAGGATATCCTATTCCATTAAAAAAATTAATATATGCAGTATCTAAATCTTTAAGACATTGTTGTAGAGCAACAGCATCAACTTCATAAAGCCAAGGCTTTTGTTTTTTAAGTTCAGTAAGAATTTTACAAGCATTATAATAATTTAAAGATATATTAAAATTTTTATATAATTTTTGTCTTAAATTTAACATAAAATTATAAATATATCTTGTAGATCCAAATGTTTTATTAATTAAAATTTGTTGTTTCTGATTAGGATAAATTCTAACTTTAAAACTTTTATTCACGAGGCAAACCTCCTTTCGTAAATATAATAAATATATATTATTATTTTATTATAACGGGAGAGTAATAATACGTAAAATGGATCGATTATGATTACGCTACGACGTAGACTTCGCCGTATTGCCGACCGAATTGAATAGCTCTATCATAGTCATTCATGAAGATATCGATAACTCCATGAATACCAGGTGCCATTCGGTCTGCAACTACATAGTTGTAGCCGTTAATATTTAAAATTGTACCGAGAGCATAGTCGTTACTAGCAACTGCACCCTCATATGGCCATTCACCGTTAGCCATAACGCTACCTGTATGCGTATACGCAGTTAATTCAGTAGCATTAGCGTTAGGCATGTAAAGCATACCTAGCATTAACGTAAAAGCAAAAAATACAGTTTTTAAAATTTTCATAGGTTTGATCTCCTAACTTTCTACTCGTCTTCCTATTACTATTAAAATTAATAGTAAATCGTAGGGCGACTTGAAAATCAGCGATTTCAACCATCTCCAAGGCTAAAAAACACTAATTCAAAAATACAATCGATAGTTTTACCGATACGATCCATATGGAGGTTGAGGCACCATATTAATTTCGATTAAATTTTGTATATCGAATAATATATATATGAAAAATAATGTTGCAATAAATGCGACAATACTCCATGTTAACTGTGTCCCAATTTCTTTTTTACGCATTTCTTCTTTAGAACAAAGAAGATCGAATATTCCAGCTACTATTAATATAGAAGCTATACAAAGTATGAAAGTACCCATTAGCATGAGTAGCTGGATAATCGATACTACAAAGGATGTACTCATGCTGTTTCCTTTCGTTATACTAAAAAACCAGCACACTTATGTATATTTTAACAGTACTGGCAATTATATATTACTCAGTTTATGCTAAAGAAATTGAACTAGGGTATTCTATGTCAAAATCTTTATCCTCCCAATTAATAATATAAGATTTACCGTCTTCACACAAGCCTTCACTAACATAGATACCGTCTTTTAATACGGCATCTGTTAGATAGACCATGTGATAGACTCTATTATTATAAACTAAACGCATTATAAATTTTATTTGTCCCTTTCGTCGGCGAATTGATAATCGTCGATAACTTCGAAATCTTCAGGAGCAAAAAGGTCGTAATCGCTCGTACTATTTTTAGGAGCGTAGAACGGGCTTAATAATTCAAACTTTTTAGCTGTACCATTATTCTTTTCTAAAATATATTTTACGAATAATGGATACCAACGATATTCAAAATCTGTATCAATATATTTTTTTCTGAAGTCATCGTAGTCTTCAAGATTAAATTTGTTGAGCAAATATTTTGCAACCGGGCCAACAGTTTCAACTTCTTTAGTTTCAAGTTCTTTAAGCTTTTTAATTTCAAGATTTGGTTTTTCCTGAATGATATCGCTTAATAACTTATATGGTTCATCACACATATCTTGAATAAAACTCATAAATAGATTATAAATTGTCGGCATCGGCATATATACATATTCATTATCTTTTTGATCGATAATTTTATTAACGATATATGAATACATTTGCTCACGAGTAATCGTTTCGCCTAAATATTTTAAAGCTTTCTTAGGATCCTTAGGATCGATCGCTTCTTTAAGTTTATCTAAATCAAATTCTTTCATTTTTTCACCTTTTAATTATCGTTCATCTGCAAATTTAAAATCATCGATTACGTCAATTTTATAAGTAAACATATCGTACATGCATCCTTCTTTTTTAGAATAAAAAGGACTTAATATCTGAATATTTTTCGCCTTTCCTTTATTTATGTTTAAGATATATTTAGTAAAATTAACAATCCATTTGTATTCGTCCTCTGTTCCTATGAACATTTTTCTAAAATCATCTAATCTTTTCAAACGAATATTTTTTAAATTATCAGGAAGTTTAGAACTAATTAATGGTTTTTCTTGGATTGCTTCTTCTAATAACTTATAAGGACTATTATATTTATCCTGAATAAAAGACATAAATAAGTTATAGATTGTAGGCATTGGAATATACACACAACTATTGTCTTTTTGATTAATGACTTTATTAACAATATACATATATACTTCATGTTTTGTCATATTATTTTCAAGATATTCTAAAGCTTTATATGGATTATTAGGATCGATATATTTTTTTAATTCGTTTAAATCAATCATATGATCACCTTTATTAATTAATTATTCAGCTTTTCTAACAGCTTTATTAGTAACACGAATTGGTAGTTTCGCATCTTTAATTATTACGATGCTACAACGATCTTCTTTTCTAATAAATACACCATCTAATTCAGTATTATTAATAGTAACGATAATCTTATCACCAAATTCATAGCTGTTATCGGTAAGTTTGCCTTCGATAAAATCTTTGATATTGTATTCAGTGTTTTCTTTTAATTCAGAACAAGCACCGTATAAATTACTTGTAATAAAGTTAGCACAATCAATAGGTCTAACTTTGCCATTTTTAGTAAATACGGCACCGTACATATCATCAATAAAGAACTGATCGAAGCCTTCGTTTAATAAACTTTCTAAAAACCATTTAAAGTTATCATTAAGTTTAACTTTCATGTTAATTTCCTTTCATATCTCTAATCGTATTATAACTATACAATTTTTCTGTTAGTAATTCGATAATTTCTAATTCGACACTTGTATTAAGAGTATCTTTAATATTAATTTTAAAAATGCCAGATTCGAATTCAGATCGCAATAGCATGCATTCATATTCTTTGAATTTTTCAGTCTTTTTCTTAGAATCTTCAGATACTTTAAATTTAACCAAAATATTATTACCACAGGCAATTAGTTCTGTGTCGACAATATGCAATTCATTAACGACTAATACATATACTGTACCAGCAGCTTGTTCTTTTTGTATTTTAAATAATAAATTTAATAATTTACCATAGTTTTCTTCGATACAATATTTCATTTAGAACCTTTCTTATTAGCAGTTTCTAACAATGGATCGATTTCAGCATGTAAAATTTCCTTAATTTCAGCTTCTGTATATCCACCTTCATACTGAATACGCATACGTCGTGTTTCAAATACTTGATGTACGACAAAACATATTGTCGCAAAAAATGCGACGGCGATAACACCGATAGTAACTAAAATTTCATAACTCATTTAATCACCTCCGATGAGCACTTCCTAACCGATAACCCATTTTATAGTTATCGTCAGAATAATAAATAACAGTATAATTATATAAACCATCATCAAATCCACTTACGAAACTATGATATTGAGCTAATGCTTCTTGTTGTTCTTCATAAGTGCAATTATAACTTGCAATACTTCGTGCTTCGCACATACTAAATAACGAAATAAAGCAAGCAATTAAAATTAATAGTCTCATTCATCAGCCGACCTTTCTAATTTTTTAAATGAATAGCCATCACAAACAGCAATCATTACTGTTGATAAAGCTTGTAAAACCAAAGCAAATTCTATCGATATTGAATTATTAATCCATACACCTATACCAGATCCTATTAGGCTACCCCAAAGCATCCAGCTTCGTTGAAGTACTTTAAAATCAGTTAATTCATCGCCAGAAATATTTTTATTTAAAACATCGCTTAACATAATAAACCAAATATTACTTAATAGACTATTAATAATAGCTAGTCCAATAAATCGAATATTAATATAATCTAAACCTAAAAATATTATGATTATATATAATATGCTATCTAATGCTAAGAAGTATAAGGCAAATTGTTTAAAATAATGACGATATGTTTGATTACTTAACAAACTATTTACGACAGCAGCCAATCCTGCTTCGATAAAATTAGCTAAGCTATATATATTCGGACCAACTAAGCTCATAAAATAAATATGAACGACTGGCGTCGTAAATCCAAATATTAAATTAGTAACAGCTTGGCTAATAATCATTAACCATTTAATAGTATTAGACATAATTAAACCATCGTAACTTTTTTTGGAATAAATACAGATCCTTTACTGATAGGTTTAATAACTTTGTCACCGATAACTTTCTTCATAATCTGATAAGCAGAATTAACATCGGCATTAATTCGTTTGCCTTTACCTGATACAAATAAACCACGATGAATACGTCTAAAACGATCGGCATTATCTTTAATAGGTTCTTCTTTGTCTAAATAAGACGTAATACTTGTATAAGATTCTTCAGTTTCAACAACTTCGATACCTTGATATTCTGCTTTATACTTAATAAGCTCAATCAATCTAAAAGTCGGAATAGCGACAAAGTTCTTCAACTTAGATTCTTGTTTTTGTAATTTATTATGACCAATAATAATTTGATTTACGTTATGCTCTAAACAATAATCAATAATTTTTTTAGATGCTTTATGCATGTAAGTATTAAAACGATTATTGCGTTTGCGATATAAAGTCTCCAACTTGTTCGACATGTATTTATCGTTACATTTTTTAAGTTCGGATTGAATTTTATTTCGCTTATTATTAAAATGTAAATTCATCGATTTAAGCGGGCGGCCATTAATTAATAATGGACGAATACCGCGCTTATTAATAGCGACAGTCGCTAAATTATCTAAGCCTAAATCGATGCCGGCGATATTACCTTTTTTTCTTTTAGGTAATGCCTCTATTTTATATACAACTTCAACTTTATATTTTTTCTTACCAGGAAAAATTCTTACATGAGCAATATCGAGATCGCCTACATAGATTTTATTTAAATTTAATTTTTCTGGAAATCGCATCATACCATTTTTAATGGTACATTGTTGATACGTAATCATAATCATAAATTCTTGATCTTTTTTGTTATAACCAGGAATTTTAGGAACACCAGTAAAACTAGATTTATTTTTTTTAAAAGTTTTTAATGCCATTAAAAATGATTTAAAATTTTGAGCAGCTAAATGACAAATAGCTTGAGCATTGGCTGCTACCATTTTATTGATATTGTCATATTCTTCACATTCATATTCTTTGTGAAGTAATATTTTTGATAAATCAAATTTTGAAGGAATTTTTTCTTTATTAATAAAAGCTTGTCTTAAAATATATAAAGCTTGATTATATAAATT